TTTGATTTTGTTATAGGTGATGAGGCACATCAATTCAAAGCCAAATCGTTAGCAACAATCATGTCAAGCTTGACTGATACCAAATATCGTATTGGTTGCACTGGTACACTTGATGGTACACAGACACATAGATTGGTACTAGAAGGGTTGTTTGGTCCAGTTTACAAGGCCACATCAACGGCAGAATTGATTGATAAGGGACAACTGGCAACATTTAAAATTAAATGTTTGATACTGAAATACCCTGATGCCGTTTGTAAGATGGCTAAAGATTGGGACTACAATCAAGAAATAGAATATATAGTTATGAATGCTGCTAGAAATGAATTCATTAAGAATTTAACTTTATCATTGAAAGGTAACACACTCATATTATTTCAGTTCGTAGAAAAACACGGTAGAGATTTACACGCACTAATCAAACAACACACCAAGAATAGACAAGTGTTTTTTGTATATGGAGGTACCGATGTTGAAGTTAGAGAATCTATCCGTTCTATTACTGAGAAAGAAAAAGATGCTATTATTGTGGCTTCATACGGTACTTTTTCTACAGGTATAAATATCCGTAATCTACATAACATTGTTTTTGCAAGCCCATCTAAATCTAAAATTCGTAACTTACAATCAATTGGTAGAGGACTTAGATTAGGTGATAATAAAGAAGAAGCAGTTTTGTTTGATATATCTGATGACTTCAGAATTGGTAAACATACAAATTATACATTAAAACATCTTATTGAAAGATTGAAGGTATATGATGAAGAAAAGTTTAGCTATAAACTATACAACATAGAGATTAAGAATGGATAACATTAAAATAGTTAGATTACAAAATGGTGAAGATATCATTGCTAATTATCAAGAAGATGATGGTGAAGGTACAGTATTGTTAACCAACCCAATGTCATTAATGTTTAAGAGGTTGCCTACAGGTAAAGCTGTTATGATGATGTGTCCGTGGTTACCATTAGAATTGATAGACAATGTTTCTGCCAAGTTATTCGTTCAAGACATTTTATCGGTATTTCAACCAAGAGAAAAGATTATAGGACATTATAATAATACCGTGATTGAAGTGGAAAAAGATATGCTAATGAATGATACTGAAATGGAAAACTATGATGAAGAAGGCGATTACGAAGAAGATCAAGAAGAATTGGAAGAATTACAGGACCTTAGGAAGTACCTACATTAACTAATCTTAAACATCAACACCGCTATGATAACACATGTCAAGCCCTTAATGTGGCAATGATGGTGTTAATTTCCTAAAGAGCTTGCTTTATTCCTATTTTATGTTAGGATGGTTGAATGATAGAATATAATAATGAAAATTTAAAAGTGGTATCTGAGTTGATTCGCAAGAATCTTACACCAGATTTAATTGCTAAGAAGTGGCGAGAACGCAACTCTCGCAATCCAACCTTTGGTCATTGCCACACCGCAGCCGGTTGTTTGTATAAAATCTTTGGTCCCAAGGCAATGCATATGCACCGAGGTTTTGATGGTCAAATCTATCACTGGTGGGTAGTTGACAAGAACGGTAACATCATTGACCTAACATCCGAACAATACACAAGTATTGGTAAAATACCACCTTATGAACAAGGTGAGAAATCAGGTATGTTGGGTTTTGGTTATAAGACAAGAGTTTTAGTATTATTAGATAAAGTAACAAGTGAATTAAATATTACCAAATAAAGCTTGACAAATACTGTGTGATAGTGTATTATGTTGGACTGATTTATATAATAGGAATTTTATGATTGACATTCTTTTTGTGCATCCAAATGCATCTGAGGTCATATACCAAGGCCTTGCTAAAAACAATGCAGCAATTGAACCACCTATATGGGCAGCAATGTTGGCCAATAGTGTGCGAAGTAAAGGATTCAGGCCAGAAATTCTTGATGCAGAGGTTGAAGGTTTAGATTATCTTTCAGCTGCTAAAAGAATTACTGAATACAAAGCTAAGGTTGTTTGTTTTGTTGTATATGGCCAACAACCATCCGCATCTTCTCAAAACATGGAAGGCGCTACTGCAACGGCAAGAGAATTAAAAAATCTTGAACCGGATACTTTTGTATTGTTTGTTGGCGGCCATGTTGCTGCATTGCCAGTTGAAACACTTGAAAAAGAAAGCTTCATTGATGCCGTTTGTCAAAATGAAGGCGTATATACAATTCAAAATTTGTTAAAACTGTCCTCATTTGACGAACACAATTTAAAGAAGATTGATGGGTTGGTTTTTAGAACAAACGATAACCAAATTTGTTTAAATCCACCTTCTGAAATTGTTCCAAGAAGTTCTCTTGATGTTGAATTACCTGGAATGGCATGGGATTTATTGCCGCCACTTTCTAGATATAGAACAGCTGGGTGGCATTCTTGGACAAACGATACTGAAAAACAACCATTCGCTGCACTTTATACCAGCCTTGGATGTCCGTACAAATGTTCATTTTGTATGATTAACATTATCAATAGAACAAAACAAGGTTCAAATGTCTCATCAGAAGATAGTAATATTTTCCGATGGTGGTCTCCTGAATTCATTATTAAACAGTTTGATTACATTGCTGAACAAGGTGTTAAGAATGTAAAGATTGCTGATGAACTATTTGTGTTAAATCCAAGACACTTTGAGGCTATTTGTGATTTGATTATTGAAAGAGGATATGACTTTAACATTTGGGCATATTCAAGAGTTGATACATGTAAACCAAAGCATCTAGAAAAACTTGCAAAGGCCGGAGTAAATTGGTTGGGTCTAGGTATTGAAAACCCAAACAATGACCTACGAAAAGAAATTCATAAAGAAGGATTTCAAGAGGTTAGAATTTTAGATTTATTTAAAGTTATTCGTGAAGCTGGTATCAACATTGCAGGTAATTACATATTTGGTTTGCCATTTGATACACAAGAATCAATGCAAGCAACACTTGATTTTGCATTAGAGAATCCAACGGAAATGACTAATATGTATTCTGCCATGGCATATCCTGGCAGTCCTTTACATAATCAAGCTAGATTATTTAACATAGATTTACCAAAAACATATTCAGGTTATAGTCAACATTCATATGATACTTTGAATTTGGCAAGTGAGAACTTAACAGCCGCACAAATTTTATCCTTTAGAGATTATGCATGGGACATTTATCATTCAAATGAAAATTATCTAAACATGGTCAAAACAAAATTTGGTGATAAAGCCGTTAATGAATTAAATGAAACCCGAAAGATTAAACTCAAAAGAAAATTATTGGAGACAAAATGATAAAAATTGCAGATTATATAATTAATAAATTGGCCGATGAAGGCATTGATAAGATGTTTGTTGTCTATGGTGCTGCAAACGGTGATCTTATTGATGCTTTCACCAGAACAGAAAAAACTTCTTATGTTGCTGTAATGCACGAGCAGGCTGGTGGTTTTGCAGCTGAAGCTTATGCAAAAACATCAGGTAAGATTGGTGTCTCCATTGCAACAAGTGGTCCTGGTGGTATGAATTTTGTTACACCAATTGGTAACTGTTTCTATGATTCTGTTCCTGCAATTTTTATTACAGGTCAAATCAACAGTAAGTTTTTGAGGCCTGATGAATCATTGCGTCAGATTGGTTTTCAGGAAACGGATATTGTTTCAATTGTTAAACCAATTACAAAATATGCTAAGATGCTTGTTGATCCTAATACAGTTAAGTATGAGATTGAAAAAGCAATTCATCTAGCTAAATCTGGAAGACCAGGTCCTGTTCTTCTTGATGTGCCTCTTGATCTACAAAAGAAACTAATTGATCCAGAAAAACAAATTGGATTTGATGTAGGCATTCATACTACTGAATATGATGAAAAAAGAATTAAATCTTTAGTGTTAGAATTATTGGCAGATTTAAAGAAATCAACTAGACCAGTTATTTTAGTTGGTGGTGGAGTAAAAAATGCACAAGCTATTCCTTTACTACAAGAAGTTTCTAAATTGTTGCAAGTGCCTACATTTCCAACATGGAATGCATTAGACATTGTTACTAGTGACCTAGAAACATATTGTGGTCGTGTTGGTACATATGGTGGTGCAGGAAGAAACTTCGCTATTCAAAATAGTGATCTGTTAATTTCTGTGGCATCAAGAATTTCAGGCCGTATTACAGGAGGTAATGTATCTTCTTTTGCTAGAAATGCCAAAAAAATTATGGTTGATATTGATGAAGCACAATTACAACCTCAATTGCAACAAGTTCCGTTTGATGTAAATATTAAATCTGATGCCAAGTTGTTTCTATCAATACTTAAAGAATTAATTATTGAAACAGGATACAAACCTCAACACAATGATTGGTTGAAAGAGGCTCAAGAATGGAAAGTTAAATATGATCCAGTAAAACCAAATTTCGGATCATCAACAACAGTAATTCACCCTTACCGATTCATGCGGCAGCTTGCTGAACAAATTAAAAATGATGGTGTAATTGTTGCTGATTGTGGTGGTAACATTGTTATTGCATCACAGGCATTTGAAACCAAATTGGGTCAACACTTCATTACAAATAACGGTAACTCTCCAATGGGATTCTCTTTTGCTGCGGCAATTGGTGCTTGGTTTGCAGCTCCTGAAAAAACTATTGTCTGTATTATTGGTGACGGCGGTTTTAATATGAACATTCAAGAGTTACAAACAATCAAAAATTATGGCTGTAAGATTAAAACTTTCATTATGAATAATCATATTTACGGCATTACAAAAGCATATCAAGAAACAAACTTTCAAGGCCGAGCAGAAGCTTGTGGACCAAAAGGATATTCACCACCAAATTTTATTGATATCTG